CTACTCCTCAAATCTCCCTATATCATCAATGTGAAATTCTGCATTAGGATATTGTTTACTTAACTTTTCTAAATCTCGCTCATTCATTTCGTCATCTTGACCGATACTATCTATAAATATTGGTGTCGCCACATTCATATCTACTTTATCAGTAAAGATACTGTGGTATCTACCAAGTAAATCACGTGCTTTTAAACGATCACTTGGCTTAATTGGTACTTCTACTGTTTCCACATGCTCATTGTATACAAGATTCATACGTCCTGTATCTGGGTTGCGCTCAAATGAGCTTTTCTTAACCACAACTTCCTTAGTTTCAGTTTCATCACCAACAGCTGATTTTGTAAGTAAATATAACGTTTCTTTTGCAGTTAAAATTGTATCGTCTATAATCTCATCTTTCTTGCTTTGAATATAGTCTTTTACTTTCTCATTGCGCAGTAGTCTGCTACCTGTTACGTGTGCACTATTTGAGCTATAACCGGCATTTATAGCGCTTTGAGTAACATTAAGTGTCTTCATATACTCATTCACAAAACGCTCTTGTTTAGGCGTTAATTTGTCCATTGAATCACTCCTTATTTTCTATAACTTTATTTAGTAAACCATCAAATAATTGTTGGACTCTGGATTGGGTAATTTCTAGTATTTGAGCTATATCATTAAATGTGCGTCCATTACATAGCAACATAAAAATATTGTATTCTCTAAAATCTGCAATACGATCAACCAGGATATCTAGGTCATTCATAAATATATGTTCATCTGCATTAATTGTTTGATATGAATATTCTTCTACATCATCATTTAACGTAAAGAAATCATTAACTGATACATACTTATAATCATCATCCACATTATTATGGTAGTTTAATATAAAGTCTTTCAGTGTCTCTTTATCACCAACAAACATAATCACACCACCATTGTCTGTTGTGGCTCACTAGCCTTTGTTAAAGGCGTATCATGGCTAATGTTGTATAAATCTACCTGCAAACGTTCAATGAGCTCATGCGTCTTGATACGTCCATGCGATTGCATGTATCTAACCACTTTTTGTTGTTCTTCTTTGGTATAGGTATTGAGCACCTGCTTTAATAAATATAATCGTATTGCTGAATCATCTTTAAAGCGTTTCAAATTAGCTTTTGTTTCACTAATCCAAATCACGAGCTTATCAACTGGATAAGATACAGAAATAATACCCATAATCTGGTCACATGTTGTAATGGAAGTACTTAAATGATACATCTCATCTATATGTGACTGTGCCGTTTTGATTTTAGAATTAATGTATTTAGGATTATATTTTGTTAATAACTCATATTCAGATATCTTTGATTGTTGATATGATTCATTAGTATGTTCCTGCACGATAATACCCCCAATAATATAGAATGAGCCTACCCAATTAAGGATAGGCGCTAGTTAGTTTTTATTTTGTCACACTTTTGATTGCATCAGCATATCGGTCATTAATCGTTTTGAAATCCACTGAACCATATTCATTTTCTGTTACAACCACACCACTGTTATCCATTCCCGTTTGATTAATTACGTTATAGTTATATTCAAGTTGAGCAAATTCATCATTACGCTCTGGATATAGAACATTTTGTTTCAATGTTTCAAAACTCATGGCTACTTTATTTTTTTCACTTTCAGTAAATCGCTTATTGATGACATCTTGGAGTAACTTCAATTCATATACCGTCGTATTAGTAGCATCAGCATTTACAATCATTGCGATAACTTCAGTGTTATCAATTAAATCAATTTTAGCTGATAGATCTTGGCGCTTTAACATTTCTGATTGAGGATTGTTATAATCCTGTTGCGCTTGTTCAGTTAATGTATCTAGTTTATTTTTGATATCTTCCATCTTATTTATAGCAAACTGTTTAAAACTTTCAGTTAACGCCTCAACTTTTGGTTGTTGTTGCTTATCAATGACATCTGGACGATAGCCCTGTCTATACATTGTCTTAGTTTCAGTAAATAGATCGTCTAAATCTCCTAATAGATTTCTATATTTCCTATCATCAAAGAATACACCCCATGTATTTTGCTTGGTTGTTGTCGTCATACTCTTATACCTCTTTCTTTTCAAATTTTTTATACTTTTATTTCTTCTAACGCTTTTAAGCGTGTCTGTGCGCCTAATACTTGGCGTTTAACACTATAGATAGCTTGTTGCTTATCTTCTTCACTTTTAATGATGTAGTAGCCTCTAGCATCTTTCTTATAGCTATAACCTACTGGATATTGATAGTTAATAATTAAGCTAGTAATAACTTGTGTAAGCCATCTATCATTGGCTTTATTTAGGGGATAACCCAGTTGATTCAATATCTTAGTCTTAGTTACATACTTTTCATTTGAGTTCTGAATAATATCATAAACTCTTAAATATTCGGTTGGTGGTTGAGCTACCTGTTTTTCTATCGTTTTTATCATGTCAAAACCTCTTATATATTAGTATTTGTTGTCCCCTAATTTTCAATGATTCTTACACATGATTTCTTTCGCTCTGAACTTTTTCTCCTTATCTCTATTATACTAAATTTACACTTAAAACGCAAACTTACGTTCTCTATTTTACTGATTTTAATTATTTCTTATCATTCAACTTAAACATTGATATAACAATATTTATAATGACATTCATATACTTTCACAAACTCTCTAATAAGAACAAACGTTCTATTTAAGAGTGTAGTTTTGCCCCTTATGAATTTTTGAATACTTAGCTTTTTTTAGTTTTTAATCAAAGCCTAAATTTGAACTCTGCTATTTTTTCATACCTTCATAAAACCTTTCCTATTTTTATATAGGAGCCACACAACATATGTGACCCCTCTTAACACTACTTATTTAAACTATAATAAGTTGCTTTCAATTCACTTAACTTACGCTCTAACGCTTTGTAATCCTCTTGTGTAGCGTTCTCATCTTGCACAAATTCAGTTACCAACTTCAATCCCTCAACTAATTCTGTTGCTGGTTCATTAATCCCTGTTGCTAACTGGTATAACATTTCCATATTACCTATCACATCAGCATTACTAGACTGAATGCCCTCAAGTTCTTCTACGCCAAAATCTTTTTCCATATACTTGAACATATCAGTATTATTACTTTCTGCGAATGTTTCCAATCCATACATGAAGTATTCGTTATCAAACATGAAACTAGCCATCATATCGCTGATAGTGTCATGTGTCCCATCTGGTATTTCATAACCTGCATAATGCCCCTCAATACTTCTTATAAGTCCTTCAGTATGCTTAGGAGACGCTAATTCAAACGCTTTTCTCACATTGCAGTCTTGAATGTAAATGTGACCGTATAAATTCCCCTCCAAGACCACATACACTATATCAAACGGATCGTTATATATTTTGAATCCAAATGGTGTCATTCTACTACTATCCAATAATCCCGTGTAGTATCTTAATAACGTGCCTGCTCTTGTTTCAAATTGATTTGCGATAATTTCAATATTCATCTAGTTTGCTCCTTTATCTTTTATTCGTAATACTACTGGTATCCATGATGGTTTACTTACCTCATCAGTGATAGCCAATGGCAATGGTGGTACTTTTCCATCTAATAAATATCTATTCACTGCACTAGGTTTATGCTTGATTAATATTTTATTTTCGTTGCTCAATTCACTTATGACTGAACCAGATTCCGTTGAACAATGATAAAAGATTACTTGATTTTTCTTCTCTTTAAATATCAGTGAACGTTCACCGTCAAACGGTATTCCTGCTTTATCAAATAACGGTTCTAGTTCATATATAAATACGTCTCCTTTTTCATCAATGAAGTTAGTTACATCATTCTTTAACTGTTCTAAATCAGTCATGTAGCGCCTCCTTAGTTAAACTAAAAGTTACCGGCAACCAATGATATGTTTCTACATCATCTGACTTCAAAATAGGAAAGTTTAAACCTTTACCATCAACTATATAAATTATTGATTCACATCTACTCATTTCAATCACACCATCGTTGACTAACCCACTTACTACATCAAACGCTTGTTTATTCCATCCATACCAAAATACGATATTGTTATTCTCTGCACTGGTATATGCTCCTTGACCTTTATAATCAAAGTCATTTTCATCGAATACTTTTTCTATTTCCACAAATGATGTACCAGCATTGTTTTTAATATAATCTACTAACTCATTTTTTATATTGTTCATTACAAAACCTCACAGTATATTCTTTTTTCTCACACCAACCTGTAATGCTTTAAACCTAGTTAAATCAATACTTAAGGCTTATTCCTCACACCTCACAGATAAATAAGCAAATTGTAAATATTAAAATATATATAACAAATTTTGAAGATTCATTTTAAAGTTAAAATAAAGTGTGAGATGTGAGGAAATATATATAAACACTGTTATATCAACTTTTATAACCTCACACTTAATATGATATACTCACACTTATTCTGTGAGATTTTTTAGAACTTTACCGTCAGTATCATAAATTACTGTGGTATTGTCTTTTTTATAAAATCTTTTACTTTTTTCTTCTGCTCTCGAATAATAACTAACTGTTTTATATCCAATCTTTGCTAATTCTTTAGAGAAGTTAAACTTATTCATATGATGATAGCCATTTTTAGCACACCATATTTGATATATTTCGTATGCTTTATCAGTGTTTCTTCCCTCAACTACTGGTAACTGTCTATAGTCTTTATCTTCTGCATCTTCGATAAATTGCAAGATTGGGTTATTGTCGTGCTGATATTCTTCTTTTGTTTTTCTAGCGATTTGAGGTTCGATAATCTCATTGTTTTCTAACGTTCTCTTTAAACCTTTTAATGCTAAGTTAAGCAATGCTGACATATTATGTGGTGTTATCAATTTATTTAATAACATCGGGTCTTTCTTTTGTCCGTCTTTTCCAAATTTACGCAACATAGGAATAATAACCATACGTCTATAAAAGCCCTCACTTTTGTCATTACTCATCGGCAATTCATTACTAGCAAATATAAGTTTTACATACGGTTTGAACTCAAATGCATCTTGTCCTTTAAATTCAAGTGTAATGTAGTTACCAGTAACAATAATTTTAAAGTTGCCTGTATCTTTAATTCTGTTTGGATCTATATCATCAGCAATGTTCACTAATTTACCTTGTAAGTTTGCAGGTTTAAATTTATCGTTTAAGTCATTAAAAGATAATGCTGTAGTATTTTCTGGGTTATAGAAATGGTGCAATAATTTAAATAAAGTAGTTTTACCATTGCCGCCTGGACTATAGTAAAAGAACGCAACTTGTAAGAAATTATCACGATATAGACCGTAGCCAATCATTTCATAAATAAGTTGTTCTACTTCTTCATCTTCATTTGAAATATCTTTGATGAACTTTTCTATCAAATCGCTTTGTGAATTCTCATCGTAATCAACATCAATAATATTCGTTATATAGTATTGAGGACTAAATGGCTTTAACTTTTCTTCTACCGTGTCATATATGCCGTTTTTCAAACCTATATAACGTGCTGAACATTGCTCTTGATAATTACTCAAACATAATGTTTTTAACTTCTGATACACTTCTTTATTTTGTTGTTCTCTTAGTGATGGAATATATTTAATAGTCATTTTACGGACAACATCTATATTAAGTGGCTCGTACTTTTTACCTGTATAAACATGTGGACGGTTATCAATATAGCAACCGTGATATTCTTCATATAAGAACAAGGCAAATTCATAGAACTTAAATCTATTCCCATCAAAGAAATCTTTTTCATCAAATATTGTTTTATCTTCCAAAAAGTTTGGAAATGTTGCCATAAAATGCCTCCTTATTTATGTTCTCGTTTGTATATAGATTCAAATGTGGCGTTAAACTCTCTCGAACTCAATGGAGGGTTGCAATTTTCATTCCACATATAACAATATGCGTATACTAATGGATCTGGTACACGTCTATTGAGTAATACACCAATCAAAGATGTTAGCGTTTGGTTTCGATTCCCTGTTGATACGCCAAAAGCAATAGACTTCCAGAACTCATTATCACGACGTTTAGGATATTTAAATTTAGTTGATTCTTTATGTTGTTGTTTATATTCTTTAAGCCATTTCTCTAATGTTTGAATCTCCAAAATCGGTGCGTCATTATGTTGATGTAAAAAAGCATACTTATCTTGTTCATAAACTGGCAACGCCATTGCTCTACTAGGTTGGTATGATCCCTCATCTACTGGATGACCTATCTTATTTGCAATTACTTTAGTGTATCTACGGTAATCCTCTGCACTAATGCGCTTATTCAAAGCGATATACAATCTTATTCTAGCTTGTTCTGTACGATGGCTAAATGTAGTGTGCCAAAACCATGCAACGCCTTTTAAAGTATCTGTAATTGCATCGTGCAGTGTTCTCAACTTTGGAATATCGTCATAATCAAGAGTTATCACATCACGATAAATAACATTGTCATTATTGCGATATTTCTTATATTCGTTTCCATCTTCGTCAGTACCGTCTTTCATATCACCATATACAGCAACACCACGAGCATACTTATTTGTATTGTTTTGAGGTATAGCTAACCTATTAACTAACTCACTCCATTTGGGTTGCGAAAAATTTTTAAATGAACGAGAATCTAGATTGTTATACCAAACCACTGATACTTGGGTATCATGTTTTAGCTTTATTTTGTTCAATTTCTTCACCTCTAATGAAACAACAGAGCAATGATGTTATAATAAAAATGTGTAATTTCTTAATTACTCTGTTGTTAGATTATTAATTTTCTATGCGTTATCTGATTCTGTCGGCAAACTTACATCAGATGACGCTTTTTCTATTTCATGAAACTTTTCAAGAATTTCATCAAACTGTTGTAAATAAAGACGTAGTAGGTCAATCATCTGATCATCATGAATACGTCTTTCATGATAAGAAATCCCTTCTCTGATTAACTCATCTTTATTTAATATATGACTTGTTTTATAAGGATAATATTCATCCAAATGCCAACCATGATTATCCTTTAAATCTTCCAATCTATCTTTCAATACTTCCAAATCACTAAATAAATTTCTAATTTCCATTTTCATTATTCTATGTCCTCCAACTTCCCAATAAAACTCGTCATTTCTTCGATTGCTAGTTTTAATTCTTCAACATCATCTTTAGTAATAAAATAGCGAATATTAGAATCTTCATAATTAATAGGAAAGTCGATCAAAATATTTGAAGATTTTACAAACTCTTTATAATTTCTGTAATCATTTAATACTTTTGTAATTTCACTTTTACTTAAATTAGGATATTCATTTTTTATAATTGAAATATCTCTGTTACGACGTTTTCGTAATAATTTAGATATTTTTCTATTTTGCTTTTTATTATTCACTATGTGCTCATAATTCAATTTACCATCAATATTTTTGTAATCTTCTCTAGTTAATTTATTCATTTGTTCATTTTCCTCTCTGAATTTATTATTTTTATTTAAGTTTTGTTTATTTTTCATCTTATTCAACCTCCAATAATTTAATTCCATATGCCGACGCTAAAATATATAAAGCGAAAGCAATAAATACGTTTGCAACTAATGCTACTGCTAACGTTATAAATGAAATCGTACCAATGTACGTTAGACAATTTTTCATTTGTCTCACTCCTTTCTACATCCATTTTTTATGACGTTTTTTCATGTACTCTTCAAAACGCGGAATACTGATAACAGTCATTGTTGATGACAATGAATAATACAAATCATCAATACCTTTAGAATCTTTTTCCCACTCTTTTAAAATACGGTTAACTGAACTGTACGAAATTCCGAAGATACTAGCTAACGTATTAGGTTTAGCAAACAAAGGATTCACTACAACTTGTTTTGGTTCTGTAACAGTATTTTCTTTAGTAGGTAGATCTTGCAATTTTGTTCTAGTCATTAATCCCTTCTCCTTTCGTGCTACTTTTTGAAACTTTTTCTTCAAAAAAAATTTCATCAATCGTAATGTCTTTAAAACCATTCTCTACAAGCTTTCTTTTGATTGTTATTTTCTCAGTATCTTTGAATGGTGTAAAACCTTTTTCTTTGTTTCTATAGGCTTGAGTGGATATATTCAAAAGTGTAGCCATTCGTTTTTGTGTGTAGCCTATAAATTTCCTATATTTTTCTACTTTACTCATTTCAAAACCTCCTTTGCTACTTTATGCTACCATTGTACAATCTGAAATTATAAAAAGCAATACTTTTCTTGCTACAAAATGAAACTTTTTCTTTTTATACTATTTTTCTAATGGTATTATGGATATAGCAAGAAATTTATTAGAATGAGGTGTTTATCATTACTAAATCAATTACACTGGCTAATAACATTAAAAAAATTCGTTTAGAATTAAATAAAACTATGGAGGAGTTTGGGAATTGTTTTGAACCACCAGCTCATAAATCGCTAGTTTCTAAATGGGAAAAAGGTCAATCACAACCAAATAAAAAAAGACTAAAAAGAATATCCGAATTAGGTAATGTAAGTTTAGACGAATTGTTATATGGCTCTATGTATAATTACATTATTGACAATATAAATATTGATTACAATAAACTAAATATCCCTAGAGAAAATGACGCTTACCAAAAATCTTTAATAGTTACTATGATGATGAATGATGTACAGTCTAAAGAGAATAACAGAATGATTAAATATTCTATTAATGGAGAGGAATATGTTCCATTAACTTATAGTCAATTTCTTGAAAAAGTTGAAATAGAATTACCTATAAAACTAAATTCTGTTATTGAAAAAGGGAAAATTGCTATTCAAGAACTCAAAAAAAAAGATAAAGAAGTTTTAAAAAACCATTCTGATTTAAATATAGTGAATAAAATTATTAATGATGAATATGTTTCTTTTAACGATATTTTATTAGAGTACTTTTTTATAGAAGTTTTTTCCTCAGAAAATTACACTTTCGAACAAGAAATTTATATCGATAAGATGGATCAGATCAAGTCAATTTTATTGAGATATTTTACTGAAAAGTATATTACTAATGATTTAAGTAGTACACTAACAATAGAACAATTGGAAAAGTTAAGTGAAGAAGCATTACATATGGCGGAAATATTGGAGTATGATCCTTTCTTTAAAGATAATGAAAAAGTTAATATAGATTTAATAAATATATTTAATAATAAAATACCCCGACATATTAATAAAAAAATTGAGGTCTTAAAAAAAGGAAAATGGTAAATTTAGGAGGTTCTTCCACATGTGGCATGAGAAATTTACTAACAAACATGGTGATGTACAATATCGCTATTACGAGAAGTACAAAGACCCTCTCACAAACAAATAGCGACGTGTTAGCGTGGTTCTTAATAAGAATGGTAAGCAGTCACAAAAGGAGGCTCAGAAACTCTTAAATAAGCGTATAGAGGCGAAGTTGAAAGATAAGACACCTACACTACACTTAAGTCACTAACTTTCCATGCTGCATGTGATGAGTGGTTAGAGTATTATAAAAATCATTCTGGTTCAAAGGCTACAACAATCAAAGAAAAGATTAGCAATACAAACACAGTTAAAAATGCTATAGATAAAGAAGTGCTGATAAACAATATTACTCATACTTATCTACAAGATATAATTAACAACTGGGCTAGTATACATAGTAAAGGACACGTTCAGTCTCTTGTTATTATCATTCGTTCTGTTTTCAAATATGCGTTTAAATATTACGATCTACAAGATATAAGTGTACTAGATAAAATAGATATTCCTAAAAAGGCTAAAACTAGAGATGAACTACAAGCTAAACGTAATAATTATTTAGAAGATAGTGAAGTTAAAGAGTTACTTAATTGTTTTGATTACCTAATTAAGCACAAAAAACATTCAACGAGAAAACGTAATTATAAAATGGTCAAAGCTATAGTACAGTTTCAAATTGCTAATGGCATGCGTATCGGTGAGCTACTTGCAATAAAGAGGGAAAATATAAACTATGAAGATAAAACGCTAGATATCGACGGTACAATTAATTGGGTAACTGATAAAGAAACGGGAGCATTCGGAGTAAAAGAGACGACTAAAACAAGTAAAAGCTATAGAACCATCGGAATCACTACCCAAAGTATTAACTTACTTAAAACGCTTATTTTAGAAAACAAGAAAGAAAACCAGTGGAATGACAATTTTATTGATAGAGGGTACATATTCACAAATACAGCTGGTAGCCCTATCGACTTGAACAAAATAAACACCATTATCAAAGAGACTACTGAGATTAGTTCCATTAAGAAGTCTGTAACGACGCACACATTACGTCACACGCATATATCCACTCTTGCTCAATTGGGGATTAACTTAAAAGCTATACAAGAACGTGTAGGTCACTCAGACTATAAAACCACACTAGAGATATACACACATGTTACTGATCAGATGGCTAAAGATATGATGAATAAATTGGAACATATTAGTACTTATAGTTAA